CTTGGTAAGCCAATATTGGTGTGGGATTTCACCCAGTGAGCCTGCATACCTGCTACCTAAACTCCTTGCGGAGAGGGCAGCAAATATACCAATTAACACTTAACAAATAAAAATTATGAATAAACAATTAATAAGTAAATCATGTAAATTTAAAAGTAAATTCATCCTTTTTATTTGAAAAGTGGTAATCTGGATGTTAAATAATGATGAACGTAGTAAGTGTTCATCAAGCTTTAACTACACCAGAGCTCAATCTGGAATACTCCAGCTTCTTTCTAAACTTGACGTTATTTTAGTTAATAACGGAAAAGTCTACTTTGTTCTGTACTTGAAGAACGTTCGTAGATCTTTACAGAATTACTTGTCAGGTAATCCTGCAAGGTTGGAAGGACTGGCGTTAACAAAAGACGGGCTACCTAAGGTCCTCGGTGATCTAATACCGGAATTACGACAGGCACGATCGGCAGGTGTATATCTGCCGTGAGTGATGTCTGTACTTTCGTTATCTAGATCATTTCGAACCGGAACAAATCCAGATTTAGGTCCAATTATGACACCCTTACGGGCACCATATTTAGATCCAAATCCACGATTTATACGTTCCTTCTGAAAAGAATTAGGTTTGCGTCGTTCTAGCGATAGTATTCCCCATAAGCTCAAATTCCGTCAGTATCACTTCACTATGAAAACAGGACCTAATGGTCATGCTTCATGGGAGTCATTACGTGACTTAGCTTCTATGCCGACAGATTTAATTAATGATCTGAAGGTTATAGGAGGTAGAATTTTTACTGAGAAAATAGAATGCCTTGTCGAAGGTCGGACCCTTATGAAAGGGATCCTTCCTACCGAATTAGGTTCATATAGAAAACTGGCTTACTTCCCAGATAGGGAAGACAAAGTCAGGGTAATAGCCGAATTGGACTATTTCTCCCAGACAGTGCTTAAACCTCTACATGAATACTTATTTGGTATTCTGAAAAGAATAAGACAGGACAGGACATTTTCGCAGGGAGACTTCAAGGACGAACTGATGAAAGGTTGATTAGATGGACATAGTTACCATTCAATTGATCTATCATCCGCAACTGATCGATTTCCAATCGATTATATTGCATTAGTCCTTGAGGGTAAGTTTCCATCTCCATATATCTCGTGTTGAAAGAGAATTATGGTTGGTCATCCCTTTGATTTTCATGACAAGAGCCTTCACTTAAGTGTGAACTACTCAGTCGGAAATCCTATGGGAGCCTATTCCAGTTGAGCTTCTTTCACATTAGCGCACCATTTTGTGGTGTACGAAGTGTGTCAAAAGCTT